ATCCAGATTGGTAGTTCACGTCACGTTTCCCCGCTGAAAATAGTCGTAATTCTAAATATTCTTAGATAAACTGAGACAACGGAGAAAAACATGGCGACTCCTCAATTATCTCCTGGGATACTTGTAAGGGAGGTTGATGTAACTGTAGGAAGAGCTGATAATGTTCTTCAGAACAATGGCGCAATTGCCGGCCCCTTTAGTCTGGGCCCTGTTTCTGAAGCGATTGATATTACTACAGAAGCAGAACTGATCGAAGTATTCGGACAACCTATCTCAACTGATAGACACTACGAATACTGGATGACTGCTTCATCTTTCCTCTCTTATGGCGGAAGATTAAAAGTCGCCAGAGTTGATGGTGCGAACCTTAACAACGCCAATGCTGGTGTAGGAATTGCTTCCACATCTCTAAAAATCAAGAACTTCGATGACTATAACGCAAGTTATAGTTCTGCAACAGATTTCTACTATTCTGCAAAGAATCCTGGAACTTATCTCAACGACTTAAAAGTTGCTACTATTGATGACTTCGGCGATCAAGTAATTGGTATTACAACTAATGATCCCGGATTATCCAACTTCACGGTTGGTTTTGGTGTTACCATGGCACTATCAGGAACTGAGGCAGGTGTAGGTACAACTAAAGATGTTGATGGATTCTTAAAAGGAATTATAACTGGAGTAACAACTGACTCAACTAACAGTGCAAGTAGCATTGTTGTTAAGGTTGTATCAAGAGTATCTGGTGCAGGAACTGAAACTGCTATTGATTATGTTCAGTCAGATCCACTAAAATCTTTCCAATCTGGATCCACAATTATTCCTGTAAACAACTCAGGAATTAATACCGGTAAAGGAATTGGAGTTTTTGCCGGTGCTGCTGGCACTATAACTGATTGGTATGATGGACAGACATTAGGGCTGTCAAATTCAACTGTCTTCTGGAAAGCAATTGCTCCTAAACCAGTTTCTAGTAAGTATGTTACCGACAGAAGTGGTAAAGGTGATGGAATGCACGTTGTTGTCGTAGATGACACAGGTTCTGTTACTGGAATTAAAGGAAATATTCTTGAAAAGAATACTTTCGTGTCCAAGGCATTTGATACTGTATCTGCTTTAGCATCACCAGAAAGAACTTACTATAAGGATTACCTCGCACAAGGTTCTAAGTATCTGTATGCTGGTGGAAATGTTTCCTCTGCTGAAGATAGTTTCCATGGAACAAAACCAGTTGCAACTGGATTCTCTGCTTCCTTTACTCCTTTCACAACATCAGAAGGACTATTTGGACAAGATGCCCAAGGTGTAACATTCAGTGCTATTGGTAATAAAACTTACACTCTTACAAATGGTAAGGACTATAGCGGAACAGACAACAAAGGAATGTCTGCTTCACTTGGAAGTGTCAGTACTGGATATGATTTATTCTCTAATAAAGATGAAATTGAAGTAGATTTCCTTCTGATGGGCCCTGGTTGTACCACTGAGGCAGAATCTCAAGCAAAAGCGAATAAACTGATTTCTATTGCTGAACTCAGAAAAGATTGTGTTGCTTGTATCTCTCCACATAGAAATAACGTTGTAGATGTCTCTTCAACTACAGATCAAACAAATAACGTTATTAAGTTCTTCAGTTCACTAAGTTCTTCTTCATTCGCTGTCTTTGATAGTGGATACAAGTACACTTATGATAGATTTAACAATCAGTTCCGTTATATTCCAACAAATGGTGATGTTGCAGGACTGATGGTTAGAACTGAAATTGAACAGTTCCCCTGGTTCTCTCCTGCAGGACAGCAAAGAGGTATTCTCAATAATGCAATCAAACTTGCATTTAACCCCAATAAGTCACAAAGAGATTCTCTCTATGAAGCAAGAGTTAACTCTATTGTAACACTACCTGGTACTGGTACTGTTCTTTACGGCGATAGAACAGGACTTAGTTTTGCTTCCGCATTTGATAGAATCAATGTTCGTCGTCTTTTCCTTACAGTTGAAAAAGCACTGGAAGGACTTGCAAACGATCAACTCTTTGAGTTCAACGATGAGATTACAAGATCTCAGTTTACTAATGCTGTTGAACCTTACCTTCGTGATGTTCAAGCTAAGAGAGGACTGTATGACTTCCGCGTCATTTGCGATTCCTCTAATAACACTCCTGACATTGTTGACAACAATGAATTCAGAGCAGACATCTTCCTTAAGCCCACCAAGTCAATCAACTATGTCACCTTGACATTTGTTGCTACACGAACAGGTGTTGCTTTTGATGAAGTAACTGGCAGAGTTTGATTTAATAATACAATAATCACGGAGGAACTAACTAATGTCAAACTTAAGAACAATCACCAACTTTAAATCCGCCCTCAGAGGGGGCGGTGCCCGCCCCAATTTATTTGAAGTTAACATGAATTGGCCGGCTGGAGATGATATGGGATCATGGGGCAATTCCGTAGAGGAGGAATTTCAATTTCTCTGCAAGGCAGCTGCATTACCTTCTTCAAACATTACACCAATTGAAATTCCTTTTAGGGGAAGAACACTCAAAGTAGCTGGTGACAGAACCTTTGACGTTTGGACAATTACTGTTATCAACGACGAAAACTTCAGAATTAGAACTAAGTTTGAGGAGTGGATGAATGGTATTAGCAAATTAACTGATGCATCTGGTGCAACTAATCCAAATTCATATATGGCTAGTGCTGTTGTTAATCAACTTGGTAGAGGTGCCAATCAAGGCAGACACTCTAAAGGGCCTTCGGGAGCAGCATCAGTTGATAGTACTGGTGGAATTGATGATGTAAAACCACTGAGAACATATTACTTTAGCGATATTTTCCCAACTGAAGTATCTGAAATTGCACTTTCTTATGACAATACAGATACAATTGAGGAATTCACTGTAACTTTCCAGGTTCAGTATTGGACTGCTGGAAGTAACAGCACTGCTGGAACTAGCACAGATCAGCAAAACAGTGGCGGACAAGGTGGATTAGTTAGATAAATAGTCAAATAAAAGACTACAAATAAATCATGTCTAAATTATTTGGGTTCTCGATTGAGGACACCGAAAAAACTCCTCCCAGTGTGGTTTCCCCCGTTCCTCCCAACAATGAGGACGGGGTAGATCATTATTTGACAAGTGGATTTTTCGGACAATATGTTGATATTGAAGGTGTCTACAAGACAGAGTTTGATTTAATCAAGCGTTATCGTGAGATGGCACTTCATCCTGAGTGTGATAGTGCCATCGAAGATGTTGTAAATGAGGCAATTGTTGCTGATACTAATGATTCTCCTGTCGAAATAGAACTTTCTAACCTAAATGCCAGCGATGGTATTAAGAAAAAAATTAGACAAGAATTTAAATATATCCTTGGATTATTAGATTTTAACAAAAAAGCACACGAAATCTATAGAAATTGGTATATTGACGGAAGACTTTACTACCATAAAGTCATCGATATGAAGAACCCTCATGAGGGTATTCAAGAATTACGCTATATTGACGCAATGAAAATGCGTTATGTGCGTCAACAAAAGAAAAAAGATAGCAATAATATTCGTTTGGCGAATATTGGTAGAGGCTCTGATAATCCAATGGAATATGAATTTCCAGAGATTGAAGAGTATTTCATGTATAATCCAAAGAGTACATATCCTAGTGCAAGTCCTGGATCCGCACAAGGTGGACAATCTGGAGTAAAATTCTCTAAAGACTCAATCACATATTGTAGTTCTGGATTGGTAGATAGAAATAAAGGATCAACACTTTCATATCTTCATAAGGCTATCAAGTCACTCAATCAACTACGAATGATTGAGGATTCCTTGGTAATCTACAGATTATCTCGCGCTCCAGAGCGTAGAATTTTTTATATTGATGTTGGCAATCTCCCTAAGGTAAAGGCAGAGCAATATCTACGCGATGTAATGAATAGATATCGCAACAAAATGGTTTACGATGCTAACACGGGAGAGTTACGTGATGACAAAAAATTCATGTCAATGCTTGAAGATTTCTGGCTTCCCAGGCGTGAGGGTGGAAGAGGCACCGAAATCTCCACTCTGCCTGGCGGACAAAACCTGGGCGAAATCACTGATATTGAATATTTTAAAAAGAAACTGTACAAGTCACTTAATGTTCCTATCTCCAGAATTGAAGGAGATGGCGGGTTTAACTTGGGGAGATCTTCTGAAATCCTGAGAGATGAAGTCAAATTCAGTAAATTTGTGGGAAGACTGAGAAAGAGATTCTCAGGAATGTTCAATGATATGTTGAAAACTCAACTTCTTCTTAAGAATGTTATCACTCCTGAAGATTGGGAGATGATGAGTGAGCATATTCAATATGATTTCCTTTATGATAATCATTTTGCTGAACTGAAAGAGGCAGAATTGATGAACGAAAGACTTACTTTGGTTCAAACTGCTGAAACATATGTCGGTAAGTATTACTCCCAAGATTATGTTAGAAGAAAAGTTCTTCGTCAGACTGATGAAGAAATTATCGAACAAGATAAACTTATTGAAAAAGAAATCAAAGCAGGTATTATTCCCGATCCTGCAGAAATGCAAATTGATCCTCAAACTGGACAACCAATTCCAGGAGAAGTTGGTGGTAATGATTTAGGACAACCAGTTATGGAACCAGAAGTAAATGGTTCTTCTACTGAAGCACCAGAATTGCCCAAGGGTGGGGAGATATAAATAAATTATAGTAAATTTTGACTATAAAACATGGATGAACTTATGGATATGATTGTATCCGATAATTCTCCCTCGCAAATTAGCGATAGAATCAAGGATATTTTGTTTGGAAAAGCTGCTGAAAGGGTTGATGCTGCTCGTCCTTTAGTTGCAAATA